AAGCATAATGCTGATCCCATCGGGGCAAACTTGTTTAAGGCTATGACCTCCCCGCAAGGGAGGAGCGTATGGCTCGATCGTGTGGCCTCTAATGCGGCTAGCATCTTTGGAGATTTACTCCATAATGTGCGAACCAATGCAAGAGAGACCCTATCGGAAGCATCCTTCATATCAAGAGTCGCATATTCCCGAGTAATACTCGAGCAAAGCGCTAATTCCTGATTGACCGTTTGCTTTCGAAAGTTCACGAATCCACGAGTCAGTCGATGAGTCTCTAGATACTGGACGAGCTTCCGGGATAATCCCTGCTGCACGTACTGATACTCTAGAGGCTCAGCACTGATGAGTCGCGGGCCTCGCGAATCTTTCGGTACAAGGACGACTTTCGCCGTCCCAGAAGGTAACCGCTCCAAAGAACGGTACCAACCGATAGAATCGACCAAACTCCCTCTACCCGCAACCATGAAATATTCATAGTACGGGTAAAACGAATGGATGTTTGCGTAAAGTCTTTTGAAAGACCATTTCGCATTCCCCCGTTCGCCAGTTGCCACGGCTCCAGGGCCGTGTCCCGGTGTAATCTCCTTTGGGTCAAAAGACTTAAAGAGACCAGCAATGATCCTGGTACTCTTGACGAGTACAGGGTCATTGATGTCAAGGCTGAGCTCGCTAAGTAATGAGTCCGTCTTACGGAAATCATTAATAACGGATGTCTCAAGGGACTTCTTATAAGGAAGTTCCGCCTTGTATACCAGGAAGAGGATTTGACGTACGTCTCGTAAGAGACCAACGTTAAACCCTGAGCGGAGGCTACCAACATGATCAAACAGGCACTTAAGAATACCTGACAGAAATGCCGGGATTTCTTGACGTCCATAAGGTTTAAACTCCTTAGGGCGTATGAAGATACCTGTCTCAAGAGCTTGATCAATAGCTTTTCCAAGTTTTGGAAGAGTCTTTGTCAAGAATGAGAGGCCTTCGCACAATGATCGATTGACGAGAGTCAAGCGATCAGAGGCAAAAGTCTTAACCAAGAGTGGCCAACGCTGCGATAGGTCGTCAAACAGTTTAGAGTAGAGGTCGAGCATAAAGCTCAACTGGCTATTCTGGTCTGCCATGGCTAAACCTTCCAGCGCCAGGCTTCATCCGCACTATCCTCGTGAGAGGCTAACACCCCTCAGAATGCGCTACACCTCGCCATTCATCAACTTATCGATGTTTGCGTGGGTGAGGAAGTTGACGGCAAACTTAACCTGGTCGTATACCGCTTGCGCGTTAAACGACGTGGATTGAGGGACCGACAACGTCACATTCAGAATGAGGGACTCCGGCAAGCCTGTTGTCGCATTAGCGACATCATGCTTAAACTGGAGCAGATGACGATCCATCCGGACCCCGG